GCCGCTCATCGAGGAGACGCCGCTGTTCCAGCAGCATTACCTGGGGCGCTGGGTGGTGGACGACTCGAAGTTGGTCTATCGCTACCAGCCTGGCCGAAACGACTTCGATAACCTGCCGGAGTTGCCGCCTTCGGGGTGGCATTACCTGTTGGGGATTGACCTCGGCTACACGGACGCCACGGCTTTCGTGGTGGGTGGCTATCACGACCAGAGCCGGGTGCTGTATCTGGTGGAGGCGTTGGAGGAGACGGGGCTGGATATCAGCGCGGTGGCCGCCCGAATCAAGGATTACCAGGCCCGCTACCCTCTCGACACGCTGGTGGTGGACGGGGCCAACAAGCAGGCGGTGGAGGAGATGCGCCGGCGTCACGGGTTGCCCCTGGAGGCGGCGGACAAGCGGGGCAAGGCGGACTTCATCGAGCAGATGAACGCGGAGTTTATCCAGGGGCGGATTGTCCTGGGGCCAAGTTGCGTGTGGAACCGGCAGAGCCAACCAGGTGCGCCAGGGTCGTTGCAGGAGGAATACCTGGGGCTCATCTGGGATGAGCGGGCCTTGGCGCGGGGAGAGCGGAAGGAGCACCCCAACGCGCCCAACCACGGTGCAGATGCGAGTCTGTATCTCTGGAAACGGGCGTACCAGTACCTCTCCGAGGTTCCGGCGAAGAAGCACGCTCCAGGCACCCGGGAAGCTGCCGAGGCAGAGGCCGCCGAGTTGAAGCGCCTGGTTTTGGCTCAGGCAGAGAAAGCCCGCCAGGAGCGCGAGGAATGGGAGTTGTACTCATGAAATGCGCCTACTGCCTGTACCCGAGACCCCATGAGGCCAAAGGTGAGCCAGGTTTCAAGGGGGAGATTCGTCGGAACCAACCATGCCCACGGTGCGGCATGACGGTGCGACGGACGAAGCAATCCGGTCCAAAGCGAAGGAGGACCAATGAACGCCCTTGACCTTGCCTCACTGGAGGGTGTCCTGCGGCTGGCGCGGAAGTATGGGGCCACCCGTATCTCGGTTGGTGGCCTGACCGTGGACCTGAGCCCGGGGGAGGTGCCAGGTTCCGATTTGACTCCCCCGCCGCCGCCACCTGTCTCCGAGGAGTTGCCCGGGGCCTCGGTGGTGGCAGACCCCTTTGATGACGGGTTGTGTGCCTGCGGCCACGCCCGCCTGACCGAGCACAGCCCTGCTGGCTGTCTGATGGGTGGTTGCTCGCCCGAGTTGTGCGCCACCACGAGGTAAGACATGGACCTGACCAAAGACAGCCGTTGGTGGTTGCTGAAGGGCGACGAGGCCGCCGGGGCGGTGAGCGTAGTCCTGGGCCAGCTCGCCCAGGCGCAGACGGCCCGGTTGTCGCAGATGCTCGCCAACAGTCGCCTGTACGGTTGCACGCCGAGCGCGGCCCTGACCCAGAGCGGGGTGTACGGCCAGTACGCGACAGCCTTCCCCGGGCTGCGGGAGCGGATGGTCTACAACGCCATCCGGGTTGGGGTGAACACGGTGCTGGCGAAGGTGAGGAAGAACCGGCCCCGGCCCTACTTCCTGACCAGCGGCGGGGACGTGCAGCAGCAGCGCAAGGCAAAGCGGCTGAACAAGTTTGTGGAGGGCATCTTCTACCAGACCAAGATGAAGCGCCTGGGACCGGCCATCTTCCGGGATGGGATTGTGTGGGGTGACGGAATCCTGCACGTCTACTCGCGGGACCGGCAGGTGTGCTTCGAGCGGGTGCTGCCCAGCGAGTTGTGGGTGGACGAGATAGAGGCCGAGGCGTGCGAGCCCCGGAGTATGCACCGGGTCAAGAGGGTGGACCGGCAGATGTTGGTGGCGGCCTTCCCCGAGGCGCGGCAGGCCATCCTGAACGTGACCTCGACCACCACGGTGGGGCAGACGGTCAGCGACCTGGTGGAGGTGCGCGAGTCCTGGCACCTGCCGAGCGGGCCGAAGGCGAAGGATGGGCGGCACAAGATCACGATAGCGGGTGCCGAACTGCTGGATGAGAAATGGGAGCGGTCCAGGTTCCCCTTCGCGTTCTTCAAGTGGAACGAGAACCTGTTCGGCTTCTGGGGGATTGGTGCGGTGGAGGAGTCGCAGAACCTGCAGATCCAACTGAACAAGTTGCTGCTCACCACCTACAAGAGCCTGCACCTGGCCGGGTCGTTCAAGGTGCTGCTGGAGAACAGCAGCAAGGTGGTTTCGGAGCACCTGACCAACGACGTGGGAGCCATCGTGCGCTACACCGGCACGGCACCGGCCTACGTCACCCCGCCAATCCTGCCGAGGGAGATCCCAGAGCAGGTGAGGGACCTCATCCAGCGCATCTTCGAGATCATCGGCATCAGCCAGATGAGCGCGAGAGCGGAGAAGCCCGCCGGGCTGAACAGCGGCATCGCGCTGCGCGAGTACAAGGACGAGACGAGCGAGAGGTTGGCGACGGCCAGCGACAACTACGAGGAGTTTCACCTGGACGTGGCCCGGCTGGCGCTGGAGGAGGTGAGAGCCATCGCGGAGGAGCACGGCGGCTACGAGGTGCAGGTGCCGGGGCGCAAGACGGTGGAGGTGGTGGAGTGGCAGGACGTGGCCCTGGAGGACACCGAATACACGATGCAATGCTTCCCGGTGTCGAGCTTGCCCACGGACCCTGCCGGACGGCTCCAGACGGTGCAGGAGTTGATGCAGGCGGGCCTGCTCTCCCCCGAGGAGGGAAACCGGCTACTCAACTTCCCGGACCTGGAGGCGGTGGAGTCGCTGAAGGTGGCCCTGGAAGACAACGTGCTGCGGGTGCTGGATGCCATCTGGGATGACGCCGAATACGAGCCGCCCGAGCCGTGGATGGATCTGGCCCTGTGCAAGCGCAAGGTGCTGGAGTACCTGAACCGGGGAGCGGTGCAGGGCCTGGAGCCCGAGCGCATGGAGCAACTGCTGCGCTGGAACTCCCAGCTCGACGAGCTCACCGCCCCGCCACCGGAAGCCGGACCGATGCCGCCCGGAGCGGAGGGCCCGATGGCAGCCCCGATGGCCCCGCCAGTCTCTGACCTGGTGCCGAATGTTCCCCTGCCGGGAGGTGCCCCGGCCATGCCCCCGCCTATCGCGTAGGAGAGCCCTGACCGATGCCCACCGAGACTGTTGCCGCCACCCAGACCCCAGCCGCACCCCCGCCACCCCCGGAGGCGCCGAAGCCGCCCGCTGACCCGGTGGAGGCAGCCCTCGCCGCGGTAGCCGCGAAGGCGAAGCCAGCCGAGAAGGCCCCGGAGGCTCCCGCGGAGCCCCCGAAGCAGGAGGCCAAGCCCGAGGAGAAGGTCGAGGAGAAGCCGAAGGCCCCGACCTCCGCGCAACTGGTGGCGCTCGCCAAGCGAGAGGAGCGCCTGGTCAAGGCCGAGGCCGCGGCGAAGGCAGAGCGGGAGGCGCTGGCGAAGGCCAAGGCTGACCTGGAGGCCAAGGAGAAGGCCCTGGCTCTGGCAGAGCAAGACCCGGTGGCCTTCCTGGGACAGAAGGGCTGGACGCAGGAGAAGTTGGCGGAGTACCTGGCCGCCGGGGGGAAGCCCACGCCCGACATGCTGGCGCGGATGGTGCGGGAGGAGGGAGAGAGGACCCGGCGCGAGCTGGCGGAGGAGCGCCGCAAGGAGGCGGAGGCGGCGAAGGCGGAGGCAGAGGCGGCGAAGGCCAAGGCCGCAGAGGAGAAGCAGGCGCAGTATAAAGCCTGGGTTGACGGTACTCTTGACTTTGTCAACAAGAACGAAGCAGATTATCCGCTGACCGTTCTGTACGGCCTCCAGGCGCAGGTGCCTGGCCTCATCGAGGAGAACTTCACTCGCACCGGCAAGGTGATGAGTGAGGCCGAGGCAGCGGGGATGGTGGAGAAGCACCTGGAGGGGCTGGCAGAGAAGGCCCTGAAGGTGAGCAAAGTGGCCGCGAAGTTGACGGCCCGGGCCCCCAACCCGCCGCAGTCCGGGGGTCCACCGCAGACGGCTGGCGCACCGCAAGGCGCTCCCAAGACCCTGACCAACGATCTGGGTGCGAGTGCCGCTTCTGCGCGGGCCAATCTGCCCGAAGACGATCTGGAGCGAGCCCTCGTCACCTACCAGGCGCACCTCAAGAAGTAGAGCCACAGGCTCTACGAGGTCCCTGGGAATGCGTGACGCCGCACAAGCGGCAAAAAGGGACCGTCCGTGTCCACCTACCTCGACGCAAGCGCGATGGCCGCCGCGCTGAAGGAGCTGTACAACGGCCAGAGCCTCATCAACGCGACGTACAAGGAGAACCCGCTGCTGGCGCTGCTGCCGAAGGACACCGACTTCGGTGGTTCTTCGATGCCGCTGCCCCTGCGCTACAACAACAGCCAGGGTCGGTCCTCGACGTTCGCCACGGCGCAGACCAACCAGCAGGCCCCCAGCATGGTGAAGTTCGCCATCACCACGGTGGAGGACTACTCCATCGCCACGGTGGCGAACAAGGTGCTGGAGGAGAGCAAGGGGAACGCGAAGGCGTTCCTGGGCGCGGCGAAGATCAACATGGACTCCGCCCGGGACAGCCTCATCAGCTCGCTGGCGTCGGCGCTGTACCGGGACGGGACCGGCACCATCGGGAAGATCGCCTCGGGAGGCATCACCGGCGGCGGCATCATCACCCTGGACGACGACTCGACCGTGACGCAGTTCGAGGTCGGGATGACTCTCCAGGCCAACTCGACCTCGGGCGGCGGCACCACCCGGGCGGGGACTGGCTACGTCATCTCGGTGGACCGCGACGCGGGGACCGTCACCGTGGCCTCCTCGGGCCAGGGTGGCACCGGGAACCAGCCCTCGGGCTGGGTTGCCGGGGACTTCCTCTCGGTCTCGGGCGACCTGAACGAGAAGATTTCCGGGCTGGCCGCCTGGATACCTTCCAGCGCCCCGTCCTCCACCTCGTTCTTCGGAGTGGACCGGACCAAGGACGTGACCCGCCTCGGTGGCATCCGCTGGACCGGCACCTCGCAGAGCATCGAGGAGGCGCTGTCCGACGCCCAGGCCCGCTGCGCCCGTGAGGGTGGCAGCCCGATGCACTGCTTCATGTCCTTCGAGAGCTTCGCCGCC